ATTTATTCAGCTTGGCATAATAAAAGGTATTGCGAAAAGAAAGGAGCAAATACCGACGGGTTTACCGAAGGTGAAGCAGCTAATTGGACGGAGGAGCAATTAAAGAAGCTCGGTGCAAAGCAAGGTAAGCGAAGCGATATCGAAGCGATGGCAAAAGATTTTAAAGAGAATCCGTGGGAAACGAAGTTGACTAAAGCTCGCAAATTTCCAAATCAATTTTGCCATTATAACAGAGCATTTGATAAGCTCTTAACGCTTGAAAGAGATCATCAATATCATGCAGAGTATGATAATTCTGAGCGTGCGAAGAATCAAAAGAATTATGCATATGTCGGTCCACCTGGAAGCGGAAAATCGCACACCGTCGCAGAAGAGGTGAAGAAATTAATAGCTGATAATCCGCACCTTAGAGTTTATTATAAAACGATTCAGAAATGGTGGGATGGCTACGATGGAGAGGAAATTGTTGTTATTGACGATTTTCGATCAGGTATGAAATTCAGCGAATTATTAAATTTGATGGATGGCAAGCCATTTCGACGCGAAGCGAAAGGAACGTCTATATGTTTACGTGCGCATCATATATTTTTCACGGCTCCAAAACATCCACGTTATTGGTACCAAAAATTAATGGAGGAAGATGGTGATGCTGAAGGTCAATTGTTAAGACGTATTTATCAATTGCGTGAATTTACACCAGAAGATAATCCGCACTATAATCGATTAGTTCGTAGCAGAATTCGCAAAAGAAATCGAATGGGTTTTATTATCGAAGATTCGGATGGTTCGGGCCGAGCACCGTTGGCCCCACTCCGTAGAATGAGAAATGTAATGGTATCTCGTGCTAAACGACCGCGAACTACCACAACTACCACCAATCGTGTGCGTGTTCAAGGCGATGGCTTTGGAGGTCATTCTTTATCGCAAAATGAAGAGGAATGTTTATTATGTCGTACTGGATTTGCATGCTATATTCATGGTAATAACTTATCCGATGATGGTGCATATTCGCAAGAAATAAGCGATATATTAAGATAAACATATATATAAACATATATACAAAGAAAGAAGAGTGTAAAGAGAATAAAATATATATAATGTCAACAACGTGTTACATTTACGATATAATATTTTATGAACCAGTGCGTATTTAAATTAAACCTTTGTAATTATCAAATTATAATTAAACGATGCCAAAATCCTATACCAGAGGAAGGCGTAAGCGTAAATATCGCAAACGCGCTTCACAACCCTATGGAAAGAGAGGTAGGAAGAAAGGCAGTTCCAAAAAAGTTGCCAGGCGAAAGAAAGGCAATTCCAAAAGAACTGCCAAGAGAAAGGCAAGCACTTTAACACCTTCTTTTCAAAAGAAGTTGAAGAAAGTTGCCAGGCGCGTATTGACATCAATGAATGATGAAAAGGCTACAATGTATCGACAATATGTGCCACCAGAATCAACTGTAGTTATTGATGGCACGGCGATAACGTTGGATCATACTACTCCAATTGTTGACGGTGGGTTTGTATACAACAATAATAATGAGATGCGTGAGGTATTGAGAAGAGAGACAGGTGGCTTTTTTCAAATACCAGAATATAGAGGTATGATAGCACCTTCATATCAGTTTGGTTCGTGTGGTCCAGGTGATAATAATCTTAATGAAGATGTTGGTAATCACGCATTGCTTAATAACGATTCTCACAGAGTTGATATTAGAGCATTTAAAGAATTGGAACTACCGTTTTTACCGTGTGTTCCTAGATTCAATGGATTAATGTCGACTAATCCGGCTAATGCCAATGCCTATTTTAAGACCAAAACTGATTTAGATGAATTTTGTCGATCAGGTCAAAAAATTAAGATTACGAATAATTATATGAGATTTAAATTTTTTGCAACTAAAAATGGTGAAATTACTAGATTGGCACAGCATACTAGTGAGGATGTTCCAAATACCACTCAGGAAGGTGGTCATATTAACACTGGTCTTCCATCCACTTTGCCTGGCAACAATGTTGACACTGGTCTTCCTTTTAGCAGATTGGTAATGTTAGGTGCCAATTCTAATATTAAAGTTACACGTGCATTTGGTGGAGAAGCCCATGAGCGTATTGACATAAATGAAACTGTGAACAATACGTTAAATTTAGCAGGTAGCGCTGTTACAAGTGGTGTAACTACAGGTGCACATTTAATAACTCGTTATCGTAATCATCCACTCAGTTATGAGATAACAGCACGTAGATATGCTAAAGTACGCATAATCGTAGTGGAAAGAGAATGTTATGATTCTGATCCTATAGAGTTATCTGATTTTATGAAATATAGTGAAGACACTGATTGGTCTCAAGAATTTCATTATGGAAGCGAAGAATTGCATCAACAGAAAAGGTTCAATTCTAAAGTGAAAACTAAAAGAGATCTACCGTATTTTCAAGATACGCCAGAATTAAAACAAAAAGCAAAGGTCAAATTTATTGTGGATAAAACAATTAATTTACCAATGGGACGTGAAAAAGTTGTTATTTTGAATCCATTAAAAGGCAAAGTATTGGAATATGACCCTGTTAATCCAATAGCAGCAGTAACTGATTTAGGGACCTTAGGTAATTTAGATAATGAAGCTGGAGATTTTAATGAAATTGGTGGTGGTAGTGGTAATGAAGCATTACCTACTAACAGTAACGATTTTAATGTGTTGTCTAGTATCCAAAAGAAAAATGAGTATGTTCCAATTAATAAACAGTATGCTATGTTCATGTTAATGAGTTGTCAAAGAGCTGGAATTGAATATGATGTATTCCAGAAATTTGAGTATGACAAGTAGATATTTGGTCCCAGAGGCGTAAGCACGCACGGCGTGCTTAGTATATACCTTTCCCACTGGGTTTTAATGGTATACTACTGCTAAAAATATATATAATATAATAATAAATAATATGGCAATTCCAAAAAAGTTGCCATTTTACTAAAATATACTAACATGTCAATTCCTATGTAATTGCCACATGTCAATTTTCAAAAAACTGCCAGATGGCAATTCCAAAAAAGTTGCCATTTGCCGAAAATATAATAATATGGCAATTCCAAAAAAGTTGCCATATACTGAAAACACTAATAGGAGCGGTTATCCCTATGTGCCATGCTAGCTTGCTAGCATAGGCACATAGGTGATAGCGTAAGTTTACCATGGTCCTCCAACCGCTCCCTTCCCTGCTTCGCAAATTAGTGACTAGTAAAAAAATCCTGCCTAAGCTTAAGGTTTTTGATAAGAAGTGCGGGGGATCCTAATATTACCCCGCACTTCGGCCCAGGCCCAACTTAATGCTATTTTTATGCTAATATGTTGGGCTACTGTTTTCCCATAAAATAATCGGCCCGACCGTTATTTTTCAAAACTACTGATTTTTCCCCTTGCTCTGTCCCTGCTAATTTTTCATCGAAAAGCGCCGGCTAGCGATTTTTAAAATGCTGCAATAAGACATGCTGTGTACTGCCTATTTCTGACACCGATAGGAGAAGAATAGAAGGTAATAGCTACTATGCGTACTTGCAGACTATAAAAAATTCAAATTGGACTTCAGAGACAAGTATGACAAATAACGTTAGGATTATATAACAAAAATATACAAGCCTAACTGTCAAAAAAAATCAAAAAAATTTTAAAAAAGTTAAAAACATTTATAAAACCATGAGAGAAGCCGTATATCTTCAAAATGGGGGTTCAAATTCAAATATTGAAGAAGTTATGGACGATTCATTATCTGAAAATGCCGAAAATTCAGAGCATGGCAATTCAGTGGAAGTTGCCAATTCCGAAGATGGCAGTTCTGAAGAAATTGCCAACGTCACTGAAAATGATTCTGTAGCAGGTCCTATTCGTATGACCAAACCAGAATTCGGTAATAGCGCAGCAGGCAAGAAGCAAAGCAAGTATAATGCATATACTATACATGGTCAAAGTAAACGCCATTGTATTCTTGCTAATATGCGCATTCAAGAAGCTCGTCGAAAAGATGATAATATATTATTGATTTCATCTTATGTAGAGCAATGCCCACGAACGCAGCGATGGCATATCCAAGGCTATGTCGCGTTAAAAAAGAAACGACGTTTATCATCAATATTTACGTCGATACTTTGCGTTTGGGAAGATGATACGATATGGCCATATGTCAAGCCTGCAATTTATTCAGCTTGGCATAATAAAAGGTATTGCGAAAAGAAAGGAGCAAATACCGACGGGTTTACCGAAGGTGAAGCAGCTAATTGGACGGAGGAGCAATTAAAGAAGCTCGGTGCAAAGCAA